ATGCTGGGTAAGAGGTAATTATCTACGAGATCAAAAAGATTCACATGATAAATACTTTGAGGTAGGAGTATTTGGTTTTAGTTCTATACCAAACAGAGTACCTATGTTTCATTTCTTAATGGAAGATGGAGGTTTATGGTGGAGAGCACCTATATCAGCTTTCTGTGCTAAACCTGGAGTAAAAGAGTTACCACTAGATGAATTAGTAATGTGGGATAGCTTTAGTTATAATGTAAGTGTTACAACTTTTTATGAACTAGCAGGTGCTACTATGCAATACACATCTAGACGTAAAGTAAAACGTAAAGGTAAGTATCTATTTACAATAGATTGGTGTGCAGGAGACTTTAACGAATTAAATTTTGGTTATGCAGAAAAACCTGACCAACATAAATGTGGACATGTACTTGCGTTAGAAGATGGAAACTATGCAATACAACCAAACAATAGACTTAAAATGTTTGATGCTTCTATGGGTGTTGATCCAAACAAAAACTTAATTAATAGATTAGTAAGCAGTAAAATATACTCGGTAGAAAATTCAGCCAAATGGATTACTGATGAACATGAAGAAGGCAGCTACGACTACAAATTAAAAAACTTAGAGGAAGATGATGGCAAAGAAAAAAAGCACAGTAAATAAAGCTGGTAATTATACTAAACCTGGAATGAGAAAAAGATTATTTAATTCTGTAATGGCCAGTTCTAAAGGTGGTAGACCTGGACAATGGTCAGCTAGAAAAGCACAGATGTTAGCTAAGAAATATAAAGCTGCAGGTGGTGGCTACAAGTAAAACTAATAAAAGAAAAATATGAAAAAAGCAAAAGCTAAAATAAAAAAAGTTATTAAAGGTTTAAAGGGTGCTGTTAAAGCACACACTGGCCAACATAAAATGTTATCAAGTGTATTGAAAAATAATGGCAAAAGAAAAAAATCCTAAGAAAGGAACAGGAAAACACCCAGGAAAAAAATATGGTAGGAGACTTTATACAGACGAAAACCCTCGTGACACTGTTGGAATCAAGTTCGCAACGCCAGAAGATGCGAGAAAAACAGTATCGAAAGTTAAGAAGGTTAATAAAACGTTTGCTAGGAAAATTCAAATTCTAACTGTTGGTGAACAACGAGCAAAGGTTATGGGTAAATCTAAGGTAGCTTCTATATTTAAGAAAGGTAAAGAGGCTATAAGAAAAGGGAGAAAAACATAATGGCACTTGCAAAGAGTCAAAGGAGTTTGAAAGCATGGGGAAAGCAAAAGTGGAGAACGAAATCTGGGAAGAAGTCTTCGGAGACTGGGGAAAGATATTTGCCAGAGAAAGCTATCAAGAGTCTATCAGCTTCGGAGTATGCAGCAACAACAAAAGCAAAGAGACAGGGAACAAAGAAGGGAAAACAATTTGTGAAACAACCAAAAGGAATCGCAAAGAAAACATCTAAATATAGGAGATATAGCTAATGTACGGAATGAAAAAAACTAATATGAAAAAGAAACCAACTGGTATGAAAAAAAAGTATAAAGGTTTTTCTAAATTACCAGAAGGTGTACAGAAAAAAATAAATAAAAAACTAGCTAAGAAAGTATAATGAGAAAGGGCTTATATGCTAACATCCATGCAAAAAGAAAGCGTGGTGGAAAAATGAAAAAGAAGGGTGCTAAGGGTGCACCTTCAGCTGCAAACTTTAAGAGAGCAGCTATGACAGTAAGGAAAAAATAATGGCAAAGTCACCCGCATGGCAACGTAAAGAAGGTAAGAATCCTAAAGGTGGATTAAATGCTAAAGGTCGTGCATCTTATAATAAATCTACTGGAGGAAATCTAAAGGCTCCTAGCAAAACAGTTGGTAATAAAAGAAGAGCCAGCTTCTGTGCGAGGATGAAAGGGATGAAGAAGAAACTTACTTCAGCTAAGACAGCAAGAGATCCTAATAGTAGAATTAATAAGTCACTTCGTGCTTGGAATTGTTAATGAGAGATACAAAACTTATCAATGCTTATGTAGTTAAACAAGCTAGAGATAAAAAGCAGTTAGAACTATTTAGAAATTTAAAGAAAGAAGTAGAGACAGGTGCTAATGGTACTCAAAATTACATGATAAAGAAAGGTGTAAATAAAAATACAATAGCCAAGAAATAAAAAAGGGGAGCCATGTAGACTCCCCCAGCAGGTAACAACAAAGACACACAGAGATTACTCTGGGTGTCTTTTTTTTTGGTCTGATTGATACATAGATCTATCACCCCATCTCTTTCTCCAGAGAAAGCTACTAAGATTAGAGGCGTATCTTTCTAGATACTCCATGAATATGTTATGCCAAAATAATTTTCTAAATGTTTTGTATAAGTTGTTTAACATCATTTTCTAATTTTTTACCTAACGAGTTAGCGTGATTAATTATTGCTGCACAAAGATTAGCTTGATAAGGAAAACCTTTTAATGCTTCTCTAATCTTACCAACAGGCTTACCACCATAGTCAATTACTATAGCATTCTTTTCATTAAGACCAATCTTCAATTCAAATAGTAGACCTGTATAAGGATCATCATTATTTTTTGTCGACATCCTTTCCTCCATTGGGCTCTGATAGTTGAAGTGATGTCATTATATGCATTAGTGCATACACTTCAGCATATGGTCTAGCCATTAAGTATTTCATTATATCTTGTAATTGTTTTGCATCAATAAGATATTGTTTTGCTTTTGGTTGTGTTTCTTTATCCATTATTTTCTCCGTAATGTTTATTTAGTGTTTTTATATTTTCTTCTGCAGTAGAGACTATATTTACTAATTTATCTAGTTCTTCTGTAAATTGTGGGTGCTCACCAATACCTACAGGATTATGTAAGTATACACATATCTTTGCTGTCGCATCATCTATCTGTGCTTTGTATTTTGATAGCAAAGCATCTATAAGAAGTTGGCTTACATCCATTATTGTGCTCCCTTAAATTGGTAGTATTTATTTTCTACTAACTCTGCATCATCTAAATATGGATTAGCTTTAGCTGATTTAGATTCTCTAGCATCTCTTACTGTTTGATTTAAAGTTCTACCTTCCTTTAAACATCCGTGTACAAAGTCATCGACTTCTAGTATTGCCTGCTTAACTCTTCCCATTACTGACCTCCTTTATTAATCTATTTAAATACCAACTAGCTTTTTGTAAATCTTCTAGTGGCTCTCCTTTGAATTTATATCTTGAAACATATTTCAAAACATTACCTTTAAGATATCCATGATACTCATCACTCTCCATACAATCACGGATAACATCTATAGTTTCTTTTTTACCGTGCATATAATGTGACGGAGAGTTTACATTATCAAATGGTACTTCATTTTCATATGATATATCTGAACCATGTTCTTTTAAAGATACATATGTTCTTTTACTTTTTACCATACTTTCTCCTTACTGTATTATACTCTACCATTTCTAAATCATACTCACCTTTACTTACATTACGTTTAACTACAAGACCACTCCACCACATTTGCTGTGTAGCTTTAGCATAGTTTTCTTTATGATGCAAGTAACATCCAGCAGATAATCCCATTAGTTTTCTACCAGATGGTAATGCACACATAGCATAATCAAAGGTATGTATATGGCCTACAGTAGAAGATACTTTATTTTTTAAGAGGAGAGAACGAGCAACATTGTCACCGCTAATAGGCTTACCCATGACACCAGTAGGATAGTTATGGCAATAATATACACCATCAACATTGACGGGCTTTTGGTACTCGTAAACTTCCCAACCGAATTTTTCAAATTTAAAGTCGTCTGTGCTAATTGTGCCTTCAAGTTCTGGTATGTCATCTACTGTTCTATCTATTCTTTCTTCGTGATTACCAAGTAACATGATCTTTCTTGGTCGTCTTCCTTCGAGACCTTTATTAAATTTACCTAATGCGTCATGAGCATGATTTATATCTTTCTTATATCTTCTACCTTCAAATGATTTCTTACCTTTATCATAACTAGATAGTGAATCCATACTAGCAAAGTCTCCCATGCATATTATGGTATCTGGTTTCAAATCTCTTGCAAACTTACCTGCCCACAAAAATCTGTCATTGCTTGCCTTTGGAGTACAATGAGGGTCTCCTATTACTAAGTGCGTTGCCATTAGTTTAACTCCTTATCTCTTTTGTTTTTTAAAAATTCAAGAAAGTCAATCACATTAGAATCATCATCAAATTCTGCAACAGAACTAATAGACATATCTTTCTCACCTTTGTTTTTATCATCAGCAAATCCACGAAGACCCCAAAGAAAAGTTGAGTGAGGATCCGTAGTTGCCATCTTTATCATACCCCTAGCTATTGTAGAGCATAATTCATATTCTTCTGTAGTCATTACAGATTTACTATCCATGATAATACCACAAGTAAATCCTTT